GCAGTGAATCCCAGACAACAGGGGCAAGGCGCTTTGCGCTTGACCGGCTAAGACCGACTGCATCCCGCAGCCGACGTTCGACACCCCGCAATGATGCAGGCTGTACGCTTTTAACACCGTGCATGGCGAACAAAGCCTTTGCACGTTTTGCAAATTCATCAATGATGGCATCTGCCATGCTCTGATCGGTTACCATCTCGATAGCACCGCAGAGCGCATCGTAGTAGGCTTCTAGCCCTTCGTGTACCATCTCGGCTTCGGACTCATCAAAGACCGACACAGCGTAGTCTTCCGGGGATTGTTCAGGCATCGGAGCCATAACCATCTCTTCTTCTTCCATCGGCTCCATGCTGTACATGTCCTCCAAACTCTTGACACTGTTCCGATATTCGGCAGGTGTAGGCGTGATGCTTGCCTCAGCAATACACCAGCGGGTAATCTCGCTAGCCTTGCCTACGCTCTTGCGCTCGACCATATGACCAGCAGCACCAGACGAGTAGCCCATCTTGCCTTGCTTGCAAAGCTTTGCGATCATGCTTCCGTATTCATCAGCCATGTCTAACTGTGCTTCGTACCAGAGCCCGGTTTCGTCCATCTTGACGTAGCCAGTACCGATAGACTTCTTGCCCACGACTTTATCCATACCGTGGTGATAATAAAGATTTAGAGGGACACGCTGACCGGCTTTGATTGGGAATCCGAAATCAGTTTGAGGCGTGAAGTAATCACCCTCTAGGTCGGTTGCATCAGGAGAGCCAAAGCGTACAAGGTAGCCTTTGACGCTTCCTAAGCGGTCACTCTTTATCGCATCACTGTAGACGGTTAGCAGGTCCATAGCGTAAGTATCCCACACACCCTACAGGAGGCTCCGTAGTGGCAGTACACGGGTTGTAGGTCCCCAGTCTTGGTTCTGCTCCACCTGCACGAAATCGGCAAGCGGTTTGCCATCCATGTACATCTGATACCGAGTCGGTCCCATGATAGCCATCTTGTCTGCTTCCGAAAGACCAGCAAGGATTCGATCAGGTGTTGCTACCGCTGGGCGCGTGTCAGGGATAGAACTATCCCCGGTAATCTCCGCCCATGACATTGTTGCCGGCACCATAACGCACCTACAATTTACGTGACTAGGCATGATTTCATCGGTCTTGTGTAATGTTCCCGATAAGGCTAAACACGCTAAACAGGTTCTTGCATCCTGCGTGGCTTGCCGTCGGTATCCTTGCACCGCTGGATTCTGCGTATAGAGTTGCCTTTGTGCTTCACGGGCACTTCGTATCATTTCGGTGCGTACTATCGTCTCTGCACGGCTCCTACCGATATCAGCTGCCTTACGTACACGCCGTGCTACTGTTCGTGGACCTTCACCGAGTGAGATACCCTGTACCAAAGCCATCTGCATAGCGTCTGTGGTTACCTGCGGTATGGTCGCAAATAACTCACCCAGAGGGCTTCCATCACCCGAAAAACCGACAAAGGCTTGGAGGCTTTCGTCAGGGAGTGCTGTCCATGTGTAGCCGAGTGTTGCTCCAGCCGGTTTACGACCAGCCGCCGCTTCAACCAGGCTCCCGCTTGCCTCATTCGCAAGGATTGCCGATTCGAGTTGTCCATCGGCGGTTATCTGTGCCCCCTCTACGGAAAACTTCTTTAGGTTCCTGCCTAACTCTTCTATGTTGTCTATGATGCGTTGTCGCATCCAGAGGATGGTTTCGCTTGGCGGTTCGCCGTTTGCTTCACGCTCTGCGATCCGTCCCTCTAGTGCTTCGAGTTCATCGATGCTTGCTTTGGTGGCTGCCTTGTATGCACGTTGCATACGGCTGATGGCTACGCCTTCACGCTCCAGCAGGTCGTTGCGGAACTTCTGGGAAGCGGCATAAATCCGTGCTGTGCCATCGTTTACTCGTTTGAGATGTAATCCATCTCGTACCCGTAAAAAGGGTGAGACTTGTACACCACCCCCGGGGTGCAACAGTCAAGGCTCTTGCCTTCGCCCATGATTTGGTCACGCTTGGCTGTAGCCCAAGAGAATCCGGCATCACCGCCCCAGAGATCCCACGCTACACGACCAGGACTAGGGAAGCCATCTTCTCCAGCATTGAACCCTTCAGCTTCCTTGTCCACTTCATGCCGTGAGAAAAACGAATACATCCGGAGTATGGTGTCTTCAGATAACTTCTCACCGTTCACGATTTGATTAGCACGGGCAAGACCTACACGGGTTCCACCTGCTCTGCCTTCTTCCTTCCATGCTAATGCACGGCTGGCTGCCTCTTGCATACCTTCGTTCGGGATGTACTTTAGGTCGAACGATTTAGCCTCGTCCCGCAGGGTAACAGGAGCGGCTCCAGTGTGTTGCACTGGCAAGTTTAGGAAGCTTGTCACGCTTGCTGGGTCATAACCAGAGCGGATGAGAATACCTGCTGCATTGGCTGTCTCTGCAAGCGGTGCGCCACCTTCACCTTGAATCGGGATAGCGGTTGGATGCAATACACCTTCATCTTCTGGGATGGCTTCAAGACCAGCAATGCGCTTTGCTTCTGCACGGTCAATGATGCCAGCCTTGTACAACTTCTCGGCACGGTCGGCTTCAGCTGATAGGTCATCAGCCAGCGCACGTACATTGTCAACGTTGAAGACAATGTAATCGCCCTCTTGTGTCTCTGGGTATTCAGGCAAAAGGTCAGCCGTCAAAGCGTCAGAGATGGTACGGAGTAACGGAACCATGCCGTCTTCCCACGCAGCTTGTTGCGCTCTCTCATAATTTGCATAGGTGCTGCGCTCAAGACCAGAACCAAGACCAAGCACCATAGGGTTGATACCAAGAGCAGAGCAGATACGCTCTTCTGGTACACGTCTCACGGAATCCAGAGCAAGCTCGGAAGGTGTCAGGGATACACGATCCATCTTGTAGGGTCCGGTCATCACAACGATGCCACCGGAGCCGTCACCGCTTAGGTCTTCGTGCAACTGACGCTTTACCTGCCGTGCATCGTCCATGCTGAGATCTACGCTTGCATCCTTGGCATCTGGTCCAACGATGAGCGATGGCATAGCACCGTTAGCAAGCAATCCCCAGGCTGTCGTAGATGCCGTGTTATCGGTAGCAATCTCACGTAGTACTGCGGTAACCGGGGAGCGTCCAAGGCGAATATCGCTAGGCTCCCTGCCGTACCTGATGTGGATGATGTCAGATACAGGGATATCAAACGAGCGTCCGTCAGTGGTGTATACGTAGTGGGTTAGTGGGTTCGTGCCGTTTCCTACAGGACGTACCATGTCCTGTGGAAGGAACTGCAAAGCGGTAACCGTACCACGGGTGGATGAGCGTATCTTTCGGATGTAGGTATTGCCGAATAACTTGTAGTCCTGCACAACCCATGCCCAGAACAGTGATCCCATAACCAGCGGATCAGGTTGTGCGATGAGCTGAAGGGCTGGATGCTCGATAGGCTCTGCTTGTTGCATATCAACCTTACGCATGACCTGCGGTTGTGCTTGAGCCCAGTTCCGGATGTACCAGTCCATGGCAGCAGCCACAACACCGTTTAGCCCTAGGTCTCCTGCTATCCTTGCCCAGTCTTTTGTGCTACCCGGTAACGCTCGGCGTAGTAACGTCTGCAACTGACCACTACCGTAGCCGGTTAGGTAGACATCACGAGACTGGGATAATGGTAACGGAAGCATTGCGGTAGGGTTCGCAGCTGCTTTGCGTCCTAGGAAACGGTCAAAGATACCCATGCTCCTAGTATCCCACAGGACTAGACTGCACCCCAGCCACGCTTAGATCCGCACACCTGCCAAGCATAAGCCAGAGCATCAACCACGTCATCATGCCGACCAACCGGGAAGGATAAGAGTTCATCTTCAAAGTAAGCCGGGAGCCCTTGGCAGTGCATTACCTGTGATTGCTCATAGCGGGCTTCCAGAGGCGCAAAGCGGGTCACTTTGTCACGGTCTGGGCGTATCCCCCGTATAGGCAGTTTGGTGCGTCTCATCAGCTCTTGCACAACAGCAGCTTGATACTGCACCTGCTCGATGCCGATCATGGTTGGATTCCACTTCTCTGCCATGGTCTCGATGAAGCGCAGGACGCTTGCAAAGTCTGCACGGGTACGGTTGACATCACGAACATACAACGTGCCATCTTCCCCACGGGATAGAGCCACAATAGCGGTGTAGTCTGCTTCAGCCTTGGTCGAGATTGCAAGGTCAACACCGAGATAGACTGGCAAGCCTTCGGGAGCATCACCAAATCTCAACCACTCCCGCTTGATTCTGGCTCCCGCAGCATCGACGAACTCTGCCAAATACTCCTGACGAAAAGCGATACTTGGCAAGGATTCTCCTGCCTTGGCTACTTCCTCAGGATCTATCCACGGGTTGGTTGTTGTAGGCATCTGCCATGCCATCCAGTCCTCATCGGTTGATGCCATGTTGTAGAGGCTTTTGAAGTAGTTTGAACCCTTAGGCGTAGATAGAAAGAAAGCATCTCCCTTGTAGTCGGTAAGGGTCGGTCTTATGGCTTCCGTCCATGCCTGCTCCAGATGCCGAGCCATGGCGGCTTCGTCGATGATGACTCTCTTGTACTTACGTCCACGGGCAACGGTGGAAGGGTCATCGAGTGTCCAGTAGTCAATCGCAGCACCAGTAATCAACTCAATGCGTGGTGCGGGTGTCTGCACAGCTCGCCTGATAACAGGTGAGTAAATCCTCTTGTGGTCGTTGTATGCCTCTTCTAGGAGCCTGTAGGTAGGAGCAAACCATGCACATGGTAGAGCGTCCTTGAGTACCGGATCTGACAACAGGTTACCGCCTAGTGTGGTTTTGCCGAATCTACGACCTACTCAGCCACAGGCAAGGACGTTGTATCGCCTTGCCTGTGCCATGATTACCTTTTGCCCTTCATGAGGTCGAGGGAGAACCAATCGAATGTCAGGCAATGCCTGTGCTACCTAAACCACCGACACGCTCATCTTGTGGAGCGTCAAACCCGGTTTTGTACTCCACAAACACTAACTGAGCGATACGCTCGCCCTTCTCGATTACCCAATCACCCTGCGTCCTGTTGTGCAGTAGCACCTTGATGGTGTCTGCATAGTCAGCATCAATGATTCCTGGAGCGTTAGCCACAGCAAGACCACGCAGTGCAAGACCCGACCTAGAGCAGACCATGGCGCAGAGATGCGGTGGGAAGATGGCAAGTGTACCTGTGTCGATGCCAACCGTAGCACCAGCAGGGATTATGATGTCAAGCTGAGAGCGCAGATCGTACCCGGCAGAATCCTTAGTGGCCCTTGTGGGAATAACCCCGTGAAAGCGTATATCACTCATGGTTTGTCCGCATACTCCACAATGACCTTGACGGGGCTACCATCTGCACCTGTCTGTTCTACCCTGCTTGACCACTCTGCCTTGTGTTTGCGTTCAAGCCACCACGCTGCCGCTTGCCATGTTGTTTTTGTGGCATCTTGAATCACTGCGAGGTTGCGTAGTTCAGCTTCACCCTCTGCTTTTTCTACTGCATCCCTAAAATCAACATTTTCGGCTAACCATCTAGCCAATGTTTCTTGTGAGATACCAGCAGCGGCACAGGAAGCCCTGCGGGTGTTACCACCTCGCAGAGCGTCTGTTAGTCGTTGTACAACCTGTGGGCTGTACTTTGTTGGTCTACCTGCTCCGGGTTGTGCTGGCATTTAGGTTAGCCTCGATTTCTTCTTTGGTTGCCCACACAAGGGCATCTTTCATCTGACGCTCAGTGATGCCTTGCTGTTTCGCTCGTCTCTTGACATCAGCGTACAACCAGCGTGTGTACATCTCGTTGTAGACAGCCAAGCACCCAGCGCCCAGCAGGATACCAAGGATAAAGGTAATCATTGAACTAAAAACCATTCCCCTTCCAAAATGTCCCTTAGAAAAAGACAAGTAACATCGTATTCAGTGCATCCTCGATACGGACTGTTTACCAAAGATCCGTTAGCCTCAATCCAAT